ATAGTATTAACAGAGGCTGCATTGCCCATAGTAATTGTGTTAGTTCCTGCACCGTCACAAATATGAAGAATATTGCCTCCTGTTCCAGTAGATATATTGGTCGTATTAACACCATTACCAATACCTAGATTTAGAGTATTTGTGGCACTTGAATTCCCTACAGTAATTGCACCTGTACTTTGAGCTGTACCACCTATTGTAATTGTACCTGTTGTGGTGCTATTTCCGATTGCATATTTAGAAGATGCTAATCCATCTACTTTAAAATCTGGTGTTGAACCTGTCCCGACTTGAATATTAACTTGAGAGGCTATAGCTGCTGAAGAATTTCCCAAATTAAGTATATGGGCAGCTGCACCGGTACAGATATTGGTGGTACCTCCCGTAGTAGCAGCTACAGAGCCAAATATGTTTGCAACAAGAGTTCCTGAAGAGGCATTTCCATTAAATACATTAAATGTTTGTGTTGCTCCAGCAGTAGTTCCACTGAAAAGATTAAATAATTGTGTACCAGCTGTTGAATTTCCATTTAATATATTTAACGTATCATTTTGAGCTGAAGCCCCTCCACAAATTGTAGTTGTTCTGGCTGCTGAAGGCGCTATGTTTGCAAGTGTAATGGTTGCCACACGAGAATTATCTGCCATATGAAGAATAGATCCGGCAGCTCCGGCAGCTCCTGTACCTGATAAAATATTAACAGTTCCGACAGCGGCAATATTTCCATTCAGAATACTAACAGTATTTGCTCCCGCGGTACCTTCGGCGATAGTAACAGTCGATGCACCTGCACCAGATGCAATTTTAACTGTGGAAGTAGCTGATGATGAACCTAAAGTGATAACACCGGTCGTTTGAGCAGTTCCTCCAATAGTAATTGTACCTGTAGTAGTACTAGCTCCAAATGCATATGTCGAACTTGTTACGCCATCAAGACTAAAATTACCTGTCCCAACTTTTTCAGAGATAGAACACGCACCAGAATTACTTCCTATTGTAATTACGTTTGCAGCTGCACCATCACCAATTTTAATAGTATTACCAGCTGTCGCGGCACCTGTTCCTACTGCAATTGTAAGTGGTCTTGTTCCAGTTCCAATATTTACAGTCTGACTTCCTGCGGTTCCATTTCCAGATAAAATATTTACAGTTTGATCATTGCCTGAAGCACCTGTGGATATATTCACAGTTTGAAGAGCGGTATTAATTCCAGTAGCTATATTTAGTGTATTACCCCCTGTTCCAGTAGATATATTGGTCGTATTAACACCATTACCAATACCTAGATTTAGAGTATTTGTGGCACTTGAATTCCCTACAGTAATTGCACCTGTACTTTGGGCTGTACCACCTATTGTAATTGTACCTGTTGTAGTACTAGCACCGATCGTATATGTGGAATTAATAACGCCATCGAGACTATAATTACCTGTTCCGACACGTTCAGTGATACTTGCTGCGACATTTATTGATCCTATAGCCACAGTATGCGCTGCACCTGAATCTCCAATGTGAATTGCCCTTGCAGAAGTACCAAGACCTATATTTACTGAATCGCCTGAGTTATCTGTAGCAAGATTTAATGCAGTACCAGCAGTTTTTATAGTGGCACTTGCATTTGCTGTAAGAAGGCCTCCAATAGTTGCTGTGCTACTTGTAACCAGTGTAGTGAAAGATCCTGGAAAACCTGCTCCTGCTAACGCATCCGCTACTTTTAGAGGTGTCATTATTGTAGAATCATCTATCCCGGCCACTGCTTGTGCAGCTGTAGAAAGTTTAGCAATACCAGCTTGACTTTCTTGAGCTGGAGGAACTGCGCCTACAACAATACCAGCGATTACTGTTGCAACGTCATTAGATAATGGAACAATAGCTCCAGCAGGTGCACTTCCTCCCTGTAATTGAGCTAAAGTAGCTAATTTAACAGGACCAAATGTACTTGTTGTCGCAGGAACGCCACCACCTGAATTCCATGTTTGACCATTAAAAACATATTCGGTTGCTGGAACTGTGGATGTATCGAAATATTGTTGACCGAGTTGACCTACAAATGAAGCTGCTGGAACGCCATTTCCTGTAACTGCCCCTTGTGGTACGTTTACGAAGCCTGAAAGGCCATATGCTAAAGGCATCCTTGCCTCCCTGTTGTTGTTAAGGCATCCTTGCCTTTGGAGTTAAATTAAACTTATGATTTGATTAATGATTAATGTCAAATGATTCTTTTAAGTAGATTGATGTAGTATTTTTATATATGTATATGATATGATATAAATATGGAAGAAATATTGAGTGTAAATGAATTTGCACAAATGATCGGTTCAACGAGACAAGTTGTGATACAGATGATAAAAACTGGTAAAATTATAGCATTTAGGCTTTCAGATGCACCTAAAAGTCGTTTTAGAATAAAAGCATCTGAAATTGATAGACTGATCAGCTTGGAATTACACAAAAGGAATTTAAATGGATAAAACATATAAGGATAAAATATATGATGATTTTTTTGAAAACGAAGGGTATTTAGAAGTTTTTAAGAAAAATGATGCCAGAATTTTATTCAATTGTGTGCAAGATAATATTATAGAATTCATTGTTGAAAAATTTGAATCTCCTAATTCGAAACAATCATTATATCTAACATATACCTTTGATTTTGGTAATTGTAATTCTAATTGGAACGAACTTGATCTTGCAGATGTTGTTACAAAAATATTTATCGATTATAGAGCTTCCAAATTGATGATAAAAAAGATATTTTTGGAATTATCTAAAATTGAAGAATGGCGCCCAAAACTTAGAATTTGGTTATATAAAAAATATGGACGATAGGAGAAAAAATAATGGAATGGGCTCAATTTTTAATTCTGATTTTGACGATAGGCGGCTTGTTTTTATGGAATAGATCAGAATCTAGATCAGAACTTTCTGTATTAAGACAAGAATCAGCAGCAGACAGAAGAGATATTTTACAACTGATCAGAAGTATACAAGAAGAAATAAAAGATTTTCATGGAAGACTATGTGCGATCGAAGAACGAAATAAGGAGAAAAAATAATGGATTGGACACAAGCAATTACTATTATAATAACAGTCATAGGCGCCGCATATTATATCCATAGGGATATAAAGGAAAATATGAAATCTCAAACAGCTCGGACGGATAGGCTTTATGAAATGTTTATCGATTTGCTTAAGGAGAAAAAATAATGTATTATGAGGAAAATAGTATAACAGATTATGTAGTAGGAACCTTGTTTTTAGGTGGTCTTTTCTATCTTACTCATTTGGGAGGTAAACAGGCAGCCTATAAAGAAATTGAAGAGAAAAAACAAAAAGATGCTATACAAGATCTTAAAAAAAGATTCGAAGATTTAAAAAAGAATCCAGCCCAGTGAAATATCGATTCATCCTCAAAAAAATTCAGTATGCTTCCATTGAGGATGAATTCGACTCACAAGACACAATAAAAAATATCTGTGAAAAATTATCAAATTTGAATGAAGAAGAATTGGAATTTGGAACTGCCGAATATCATCTAGAAGCTATTACAAAAGAATCAAAAAAAACTTCAAAGATTATTTGGAAATCTCCTTCCTAGACTTGAGATTTTTTCTTAATCTATAATCAAAAAACTTTAATGTATTTATAGCTTCACTCAATTGTGGATTTTTTTCTTTTCTTTGCGACTTTAATTTGGCCGAATTCATCATATCTTTCCTTTGAAATTTTATCTATTACATTTTGGATGTTATGAAAAAGCGCATATTCGTTGGTCGCATAACCCCACGTTTTGCCTTTATTTGCCTTAGAATATTTAGGATTGATTTTTATCTGTTCGTGAAATCCTGCTCCTCGTGAATCTGCAACACCCGGTTTATATTCTCCTATTCCTGTTTTAGCTTCACCTTTAGGCTCATATGTACCTAAAGCGATACTTTTATAAATATCTTCAGGCACATCTAAATACCAAGCCCATTTGCCATCATAAAATTGTGTTAAAAGTAGATTTAATCCTTCTAAAGGTACATGAACCATGCTTTGAAGAGCTGTTGATTTCATACCCTCTGGAATAGAATTTACTATATCGCGAACTGCTCTTTCAATGCCTTCGGGTTCTGGTTGAATCTCACTTAATTTTTTATTCTGAATGCTGCCGGCAACATTAATTTTTGCCACACCATTTTTAACAGATTCAATTTCGCCAATTTGTCCTTTTGGCAAAAGAGCAAGATTTCCCTGTGTTTCAGGTTCAGGCATAAAACGCTCGATTTTTGGCTGAATTTGCTGTTCGGGAACCCGTGATACAATTTCCGGCTCTTGAGGGGCTTGTGCTTGTTGAGGCGGAGGCATTGGTTTGTTTTCTTGCATCATTGTTTCAGGAGATGTTAACGGCTGTTCAGTCGGATGCATCATTTGTTGTTTTTTCTGCTCAGACAAATACTCAGAATAATCTTTAACAACTTGTTCTAAGCCTCCTTCTGTTTTGTCAAAAAGAGAAATTTTATTTTTGGGCATTATGGATCTTAATACAAGAGATGATGTCAAAGGATCAAATTCGTTATTTTGTATAATATTTTCGAGACGAGTATCTTCACGCAAATTTTTAACAAGATCAATATTTTTCATAGGATCGCGCATCGGGACAGGAGTTCTAACATTCTGTGCTTCTTCTGAGGGCATCCCTTCTTGAGATTGAATAGAATTAGGAGGCATTTGAGGAGAAGGAGAAGATGGAGATGGTTGACCAACACCACCTTGAATAAAAGGCAAACCACGTTGCTGTGGAGGCCCAGATAACTGTTGCATTGAAGGTAATTGTTGTTGATTCCTCAACGCAGGTAAAAGCTGCCCTCTAATTGCCTGATTTCTCGTTGCATATCCATAAGCTGCTCCGCCTATTAATCCAACTGTTCCCGCAAGAGCTATAGCCTGCATCAAAGCTTTTCTTTTTTGATCGTTGTCACGGTTTTGAACTTTTTCATGTTCCGTCAGATATTTTTCCGATGTATCTGGCTCATCGGCAATACGATTCATGATTTGACTTGCTGAATAACCTGCAACACGGGCCGCAAATATTCCATCGGCCAAATGAGGATTTCTTCTCGCAATATAATTTAGAATCCTGGAGGCCGGATAGCCTCCTAAAATAGCACTTGTCATTATCTTCCTATGAGTTTAATCCCATACAATAATTTATCTAAATTATCTAACGGAGGCGTGTCCAAAAGATCAAGATGTTTAAATTGATCGTCATCCATCATAAATTTCCCTTCGATTATCAAATCATTTATGTCATCTTTAAATGTTTGCCAATCGACATTTTTATCCTCATAAACTTTACGGAGTAAAATCAAATTGACAGACGGATCAGCCGTGACTATTTTAGAAAGGCTATCTTTGATTTGTTTTCGAACTTGTTCTGAAAATTCGGGTTGTGGAAATGATGCAGGTCCCCCAAATTGATATTCTTCCGATCCATTTTCTTTAAATTCTGTTTTATTCATTTTAGGAAGTTGGCTTATTATTTTTCTGGCTGGTTCTCCTAAATCAGTAATTATTGACTCTCGTTCTTCAGGATGATATCCTAATTCGCTTAACAAATTTCTTGATGTATCATAAAGACCTTCGTCCAAAAGCGGTTTTAGCTTTATTCTAATATCATTTTTCTTTTTTTCGAAATCTCTACTAGTTCCTAATAATGACTGTTTAATCCCTGAAAATAGTCTTTTAGGTCCGATGCTTTTTTTAACATTTGCGATTGTGTTTTTAAATTTTACGGCATCTTGCGCCAAGTCTCTTTCTATATTTGCTTCGCTAGTAGATGTGGCGGCAGCTTCTTCTCCTTTTCTTTTAAAAATCGCTTCTTGTTCATCTGTAGCATTGGGAAGAACCTTCTTAAGTTTTTCAACAGCGATATTTCCATATTGTCGCTGAGCCTGAACTCTTTGTTGTGTATCTGCTTCAACAGAAGAATTATAATTTTTATTCGCTTCATTCATTTGATTGGCTATATTATAGCCATCTAGATCTGACATAGGAACGCCAACAGCTCTGCTTTCAGACGCAATTTGTCTTCCTTTTTGTAAAACCTGTTCGGGTGCAAATACAGATCTTTTTATTCCCGCAGTTTCTGGTTGGGGAATATTTCCTAATTCTTTATTTTTGGTTTTTTTAGAAAAAAGCTTTCCTTTTTCTTTCGTCTCTCCAAATTCTGGCAGTTCAATTTTCTCAGATTTATTTTCTCTAAAGAATTGTTCTCTTTCTTGTGGTGTTTCTTTGTTTAAAGAATAATCAATATTCTTAGATGCTTCAGCTTCTCTGCTTTTCTTCCCAAAAATAAGTTGATTAGCAATTATTTGATGCCGAGTTTGTGGATTAGTAATACCGGAAAGATCAATATCATAATTTTTCTTTATAGATTCATTTTCTTTTTCCAATTCTCTCTGTTCTTTTTTTTCTTCACGGATTTTCCCAGCAAATTGCATAGCTCCTTGTAAAAACATTGGGAAACCAGGCCCAAGTTTTTCCATAAATGATTTTTTTTCTTTTTTAGGAACTGCCGGTAATACTTGTACCATAATTAACCTCTATTTTTATGATGAATAACCCTGATAAGCGCCATACAAGCCACCCAAAATAGCACCGGGCCATCCACCCATAGCTCCACCTTGCAATGCCCCTCCACCAGCCCCAAAAATGGTCGATGATAATTTGCTATATTTAAGTGGATCATTTTCAGGCACCAATAATTTCTCAGTAGGTTTATGAGATAAATAGGCATTGCTGCCACTCATAAGACTATTAATGGCGCTCATGCGTTGTTGGGTTCTATTTGCTTGTAAAGCTGCTGCAAAATCTTTAAATGAAGATGATGGCATTGAAAAACCGCCAGATTTGGCATTTCCTAATCCTAAATTCCCGAATCTTGATCCAGCTCCACTAGTGATTGCCTGATGTTGTCTCAAGGCCGGTGCTTCCATCTCTTGAAAAAAACTTTCATCTCCTCCAGCTATTTTTGATAAATAACCAGATGGGCCCAATAAATCACCCATATATTGATGGATTTTATTTTGCTCAGGTGTAAATTTTTGGATACTACCTATCTCATAATTATGAGGAAGAATTGAACCTCCTGATAAACCCGGCATCGTTTGTTTTGCCATAATCGACCTTATTGTGTAGGATTCTTCGGTACTAAAAATTGGTCATAAGGCTGTTGACTCAATGCCATATTTTGATAACCCATCAAATCCGTTATCGCCTGTTTCATTAATTCCTGTCTCTTATTTTGCAAATTCATTGTAAAATCATTGATCGCCTGTGATGTTGCATTTTTAAACCCGCTTGATTTTCTGGCACCTAAGCCAACTCCACTAAATTCGGACCCCAAAGTTCCTAACGTGCCCTGAAATTGTTTCTTAAGAGGGTTTTCAATAGTACTGAATGTCTCTTCATCTCCCCCCGCAATTTTAGATAAATAACTATCTGGCCCGGCCAAATTGGCCATATTTTTAAATATCTCAAACATTTGAGGAGTAAATTGAGGAATTTGACCATATTTATATCCTGGCGGGATGCTATGGCCTCGACTTGCAGGTGTTGTATAAGTCATAAAAATACCTTTAATTTGACTATATCACGGCTGTACAATCCATTCCAATATTATCAAAGCCTTCACGATTGTAGGTGCTGTAACACCTGCAATTAAATTAACATTTTGGTTATCAATATTGAATGTAATTTGATTTGTCACATTTGTCACATCGACCCACGGCAATGGATACCATTTTGTGCCATCTGTAAATCCGCCATATTGTGTAGGAAATTCAATGTCATTAAAATTGAGGATATTATGTGCCATTGATCCTGCTGATTCAAAAACAAAAATTTGTCTTAAAGATTGTTGTTTTGTTCCTGTCAAATAATAGGAATTGCCTGTTATTGCCGGTCTTCGGACTGTAAAAATCCCAATCGTACGTAGATTAACTGCTGATGCTGTATCAATATATCCTTTATCCAGCTGTAAACATAATTCTTTGATGTCATTTGTAGGGAAATTGCGCTGTACACGCAAATAAGGAGCTTGATTGAAAACATTTTGATTCATTATGACAACATCTGACTTGGGTTCACTTCTAAAATAAAAGCATGTATTTCAATCTCAGCAAATTGTGATATTGGATTGCCACTATCATCTACCGCCATCATCTGATCATCACTCAACCAAAAACCTACCTGCACAGTATCACCGATTAATGATGTATTTATTCTATGCCATATCTGTTGCTGATTATTATAATTGGCCTGTTGTAAATTCGAATTAAATGGAGTTAACCCTAAATTTGTGCTTTCAGGGCATGTGAAAAGCACATTGCTATATATAAGAGCATTATTATCAATACTATTAGATTGCATTGGTGACCCTATCGTATTTTGACTCAAAAACACCAGAAGAGTTATTTGTGCAGCATCTGTCGAATTTAATAAAAATTGCATGGGTCCTATTCGCGTTTTTCTTCCAAATTCCCAAGAAACTGGAAATTGCTTACTTTGTACAAATGGTACGTACATCCTAGTTATCACACCTAATCCTAAATAGATAGAATCTGATGGTATTTGATCACCAGCTAATAAAAATGAATTTTGGCTGGGTTGAGAAATTTGAAATATGATGTTATTAATAAATGGACCTATCGTGCCAATAGCTCCAGTGATGATAATAAAATCACCCTCATTCAATGTATGAAATGGTGAATAGATCGTTGTATATGTCACTGAACCAATTGTTTGGATTGAAATTGCCTCTATAATCAAAGAAGGAGGTTCTTGAGTCCCTTTTGAATCTTTAAGAAAAATATATCCTTGCTGATTTCCCGCAATAATTTGTGGTTGTCCCGCTGTTGCTAGTCCTGCATTCCACGGATCATTCCATTCAGCCCATGTAGGATATATACCGCCAATTGTTGCCCAGGTCCATCCTAGACCCACTCTAAACTGACCATATGTTGTGAAACTCTCATTGAATATTGCCCATGAATTATCTCTATAATTGAAAAGCAACGTTTGAGAATTGAAGGGATTTTCCGTACCATCAAAATTCATCGCAGATTCATTTGAAGGATAACTGAAATATACCCATTCATTGATAAAATCACGTTGTCCAGTCATCCTAAAATTACCATTAATATCAGAATCCAAATTGATCTGAAAAACCTGATCCAATATTGGCAAATCAATCCTAGACGCTGTCGTTTGATTCGAAATCGTGAATCCCCTTTTCCCATAATTAAGAACACCCGAATCTAAAATGATCGTCGAGAATGTTCCTGAAGTTCCCAATTCAGAATTCACAGAAAAGAATCCAAATGGCAGTAAATCATTTCCAGTATATACAAGTTTTGTCGAAATTGAAGGATCAAATCCAATGATAAGAGCATCTTGATTAGGTCCTGAGGTTGTTATAGGTAAATCAATACCAGCCGTAATAAAACCTCCAAAACCGACAGAATCTGACCAATAAGCACCGGGAGTTGCTGTTTGATTAATTGGAACCAATATCGGAGTAAAATTAGTTTCAATGGATGCAGGATCACCACTAAAAGAAACCGTATAATAGGGCGTTCCATTCTGACTATAAACGATCGTATCTTGAAGATAAATAGGAAGAGCATTCGCAACACTCGTCTGCACCACAACCCCCATAAAAAGCAAACGATCTTTAAAAGGAACTATAAGTCGACATCCCACCAAATAATAAATTGCAGCTGGTAAATCCGCAATCGTCGTTATATTTTCTGATAAAGGTGGCATAAAATTCACCCAACCCAATCCAGAACTTCCCGTAGGATCCCCATCATACCATCTAATATTATCCACTGCTGTATTCGATCTATTCGTCAAATATTGAATGATTCCTGGTGTATATGGCCCAGCACCCAATGTTGTGTTGATAAAAGTAATTGTAATAGTTTTTGTTGCTAATGGAGGAGTATTCGGAGCTGCTGCACTAACAAATCCTGTTTGAAAATTCAAAGTAGCATTATTTGCGCCCGTCCATTCATTCAGAAAAACAAAATCGCCAACTATTAAAGGACAATTGGTAATGGTCACTACCAATGTTGTTGCTGTATTACTAACATAAGTAATGGTGCCTTTAGGTGCAAACTGCATCCCTATAGTCTTTCCTGTAAATGGATTATCAATTCCATTTGTCACCCACAATGCACCTTGATAATTCACAGAATAAAATTGCTGATAATTTTCTCCATTCCATGTCAATGGCGTCAAAGCAGCCTTTTGAATATAACCAGGATAAAAACCAGTAGAAGGACCTTTATAAAAACTCACATCGTCAATAGTCGTTGGAAAGTTATCCAAAAGGCTATATGCATATGTCGTATCAAAAGCAACAGTAGATATATTTCCTGGCGATATAACAAAATCCTCTAATCCCATTACAGGCAAATTAGGATAATAAGAAAAAGTGCCGAAATAGGATGCAGGAGGCGCCAATCCCATCAATAAAATGATTCCAGAAGGATAATGAATGATTGTATGTGCAGATGGAGAACCATTTGCCAATAATGTGCCATCAGGAATAACGGGTTCTGTATATACATTTCCAAGATTATCAGTTAAATTTATTGATCCTGGGACTATTGAAGGACCATTCACTAAACTTATAATTCCTGTACCAGGCGTATAAATACCAAATCCCGTTGAATTAACATTTAATGTCAATTGATTACCAACCTTGTTCAAGATTGTGTAATAACCATTGTTGATTTGCGTCATACCAACAACGGCTTGAATATAGACAAGTTGTCCTATAATATAATCAATACCAACGACGCTAGTATATGTAACAACTGCATTTGTAGCATTTGTGATATTTGTAATAAAAATTGAATTTGGAGACAATTTTTGTGTACCAAAAACTACTTGTCCTAATAAATTTGACCAACCATTTATTAACGTTACTGAAGAACCTGAAGTTATTGTTATTTCTCTTTGAAGTATACCTAGAAAGGCATTTCCTCTTTTCCTTTTTATTCGACCTCTCCATTGATAAGCATTTACTAAAGTAGGAAATGAATCATTGTCTATATTGAATGGCAACCGATCTGTTCTTAAACCTTTATCAATGGGTCCTACAACTATCTTTGGCATTAATTACCTATAGCAATCCAGGATACTGTTATATTTGCCGATATTGCATTAGGGCCTATTCGCACTGAAAATTGTGTATTACTGGGAGGATTATTAGCACTAAGTGTATCATTAGATCCACCAGGAGAATCAAATTGTCGATCATAAGTGACAACGAAAAGATTAGTAAATGGAACAGGAAAAGTTACAGTAAAAAGATTACCAGGTGACGTAGTTGGAGGAACAGAATTAGTTCCCCATTGCAAAAAAATACCTCCTAGCAAGTATGTAAATCCATTAGCATTATTTAAAAAATTCGGTCCTGTTGGACTCAATCGAGAAACTACTCCAGAAGTTGACTCAAAAAAAAGTTGCAGATTTCCAGCAATAGTTTTCGTATACAATTGCCCTGCTGTTGTAATTACAGAAGGATCTGTATTCAATGGTGCCTGAGTTATATGAATAACATTGTGATAACCACCTGTTGGCGCCGTATTAAACCCAATATGATCAACTGCGATTAAATTACTGATCGAGTTGAAATTTGTCTGCATTTTGGGTTGATCTGAAGATGGATTGTTATTTGCTGCCGGGATACCCGTTACATAATCAAAAGGACCACTCATAAATTATTCATACCTTTACAATGTTGAGCCACCCAGATTGTTGAATCCGGATTGACCTTGATTAATACCTTGTGAATAGATTGTCTGCGTTCTTGAGGCCGTAAATTGCCTTTGTGATCGTTTCCAAACCAATAATTCTTGTTCTTTAAATAAAGGTTCGTAGAAATTGAATTGTTCAATATCTCCCGTATCTGAAAGAATCTTTCTAGCAGCTCCACGTGCAATATATTCACACATATAAGCAAATTGAATAGATTGACCTATTGCTAAAAAACCAGCAGGAGATAAGTACGCATCCAATTCAACAAGATATTGCTGATCTGGAGGACTCCGTAGAATAATAGTATTGTTCCAAAAAAGGAGGCCACGAGGCAAACCACATTGAAAAAGGAAACATTGCGCATTGATATTAACTCCTGGTGGTATGTTAATCGGAAATGTGACATTTATTTGACCTGTGAAATAGTTGACAGTATTTAAAGTCGTACTATATCCACCGGATAAAACAATATTTGGATTCCCTTGTGTCCCTTGTGTCATCAACAGACCATAGTTTTGATTTCCTGTTAAAAATGTTCCGCTATCTGACACAACAACATTCGAACCATCAGCCCCATTACTTGTAATAAATACAGCTGGAAATACATTTGCAGGCGGTATTGCAGGAATAATAGTTGATGATTGTCCAGATGTTACAATAGGAGGATCTTGATAATTGGGAGACAAAACCATTGTATTTGCTATTGCCATAATCCCTTGAATGTCAACATGACCCCTCAAAATATATTGAAAGGGTGTTGTAATCGGATTACTGTTGTTTGGAGCTATCGGAAATGTAAAAGAATAGGTCTTCCCTCCATTTCCAACAGTCACAACATTCATCTGTTGAACAATATTCGGCCATATATTGAAAAATGTTGTCTTATCCGTCTGAAAAGGCACTTGAATACCATTTACAAAAACGGGATCAAGAAATCCTTGATACACAGGATAATAACTAATTGAAGGCTGTAAAGGATTTGTTCCCGACGATTGCTGAAGACCATACAAAGGCATATTGTATTGATCATACCCCGGAGAAGTTTGAAACTGATATTTTGTCTTAAGATCAAACAATTGAATTCTAGCATCGACATCTATAATCCAAAATCGATTGATATAATCCACTATCAAAGAATCAGTCAAAACGATATTTGATGGAGTCTTGACAAGTCTACGAACATACGTAATTATGTCTGATAATAAATTCACTTAAAGCATCCTTGCTTTGTAAAGCGGCTTTACATTTTATCTCATCGAAAATTGACGACGTGTTGTAACAGGCCTTGCAGATATCCTATGAGTATATTCATCGACGACAAGTGTTCCATAATATGTATTGCCGTTAGAATCTGTATTTGTTGGTCTATCTTGTGTTTTTAAACGATGATATCCACAACCATTCTCAAGCTTATCTGCAACATATTTTGGTATCCATACAGGTTTCCCAGATGGTATAACCCAAAATTCAGCAGGAATACCAGCAAAACCCTTTGTCCACATTTCAATAGAATCGCCCTTACATTCTTCATGTTGAACAGTATAATGGACATATTTTCTAGCCTCATTATATTGGTCTCGATAATTCTCATTAAATTTCTCACGACACATAATCGTTCTTTGAGGCTTCAAATATATATCAGGGGCTTTTTCAATTTCTTTTGAAGATATTTTATGTTCGGGATATTCAGTAGCTTTGCTTCTTTCAGCAACTACAGCTTTAACATCATTTTCAAAGTTTTCTAATTGTTTTTCGGCGCGATCAAGTTCTTTTTGGCCGTCAGAATTAATAGATGGCTTCCCTGCCATAATAGCCTCCCTGCTAAATTTTGAAATTAGCTTCCTGCTAATCTATATTTTGAATTTACCATCAAATATTTCTTTTGTCACTCTCTATTAAGAGATATTTATAAATGATCCTTGTACGTATGTAGTAACTTTTGGTCCATTTGCATTTGTTTGACCATTATTGATATCTCCAATTGCCAATATCTGAGGCTGATTTGCTGCTAATGATGAAACAAATTGATCTACATTTTGATATGAATTTATATTAATCTCAACTTGATTGGCTGCTGGCAATGACAAAACAATTCCTTGCTGCCCATTCAACTGCCTACATCCATTAGATGGAGGAATTACCAATTTTACTTGCTGACCTATCACGTAATTATTATTCACAAGTGTCGTCACAAATGTTGTCGATCCTAACGTAATAGCTGAAATAAAAAATTGACTAGGTTGATAGTTCTGAGGTGCAATATTTACATTGCTATATGGCGGAACTGGACCCTGAATAGCTGGTGTTGACATAGTTTATACTCACTTATACTCACTTTTAGGTATAAAGGAAGGGGACATTTTGTCCCCAACCTAAAAATATTAGGGTGAAGAAAAATCATGAAGATAAGCTCTCCATTCCATTCTATCACCATTTGAACCACCTACCCAACTAGATGTATCTGTTCGGCTAGCAGAAGCCCCGATGATAAATCCTTGACTAGTATTGTTCACAAAAGCACCTCTTATAGCTGGTCCGTTTATAGTCCCAACTCTATTTGTAGAAGTCGGGAATATTGGTGGAGGATATAAGGTCGAATTATCGATAATACCAATAGGTTCCCCACCAGTATTTACATCACCAACAGACAAAACCTGTGCATATGTCAAACCAGACAATGTCGCAGCTGTCATTAAAAAATTATTTGTAAACGCTGTATAGGCAGAAGAATTGATATTAACTACAAATGTCCAATTATCTGTTACTGAAACAACATATCCATAGATCGGAGATCCTGGAATTATGACATTAGGCAGCGAATTTAATTGTGTAGTCCCCCAAAGAGTTGGGATTCTAAACGCAACTTCCTGACCAGTCAAAAAGTTGTGATACATAGTTGTAGTTATTGTTGTAGTATTGCCAAGTGTAATTGCTGAGATAAAGTTATCTTCAGGCAAATACAGAAATGGATACAACACTTTTCTTACTAATGAAGCAGCAGTGAAACCACTATTAACATATTGACTACCGCTTGCATCCCATTTAATGGTAAATGTAGTGGATGTAACAGCACTAATTGTAAATGGAACACCATTTAGCAATTGCATATTGTTTGTGGTTGCTAATGCAATACCTTGCATAATCACAGTATCACCTACTGAATAACCATGAGCTGCACTAGTTGTTACAACAGCCGGATTTGCTGCTGTAATACCTGTAATTGTAAATGTAGGCCCAAATTGTTGAGACAATCCAGCAGAAAACACACTAATTCCACCACCAACTTTAACAGAATCAGTAGTCATTGCCGTTGCTCCTGAAAAGATATCAACGATAGTGTCATACTGAACGCTGCTTATAGTAACTGGAACAACACTCGCATCCCAAAATGCAAATGGGATACCATGTGTTGCGGGTGTAATCGCCTGTGTATAATTAATTAGTTCTACATAATCGGGTTTAAAAGGTAAATTAATTACCTTTACACTAGGTGCAGATACACCCAATGTACCACCTGATACAACATAATTACCTTTCGCCATTCTAGAATATTCAGTCATATTACACCACCAAATTTGTTAGACGTGTTGCAACTGAAATTCTAATAGCTGTATCTTGCGTAATCGCTTGCGCTTGCGCAAATTTAACAGCTAAAGTGGCATTTTGAGCCAACATTCCAGAATAATAAGGATCACGATAAATCAGATTCATGGAATATCCATCCTGATTTATGTGAGTAACCGCTTGTTTACCAAGAACTGGACTATAATAAAGGTCATTGCCTTTGGGAGATATTCCGCGAGCAACTGCCGATTCTGAACTTGTCAAAATACGGATGTTAAATACAGCACCATATTCAGATGGTAATGCAGAGGCATTTGTTGGGTAATTCCATTGATTTAGGAAATTACCTGTAGAAGTCCCCGATAGATTATCAAAATCGCTTTGTAACTCAGTTGACGTTAGCATAAAATAGGCTGAACGTACTGGGCCTGTACCGAAGCGATCCATACCTTCAATACCTGACATAAATTTATAGGCATTGTTAGTATCAAGTGTCGTGGCTAAAAGCGAAAAATCACTTGCAGCATAATTAGTAGGATTATCACCATTTGAACCTCCTCCGGCAAATATTTCGGAAGCGGCTGAAATCATGTAATCGCGAAGGATCAAATCCTCAGCCTGTCTCATTGCCACAGCTAAACGCTCTGACACCCAGGCTAAAACACCTTCTTGATCTTGTAGAATCAATCTGTTACTTTATGACCAGTCGGTTACATTTTGTAACTAACTGGCGGGCCAAATCTTCTCAGCTAGCCTCACTATGTCTCCATAGTGTTCAGAGCACCGCATCATGGAAATCGATTCTTTATTGGCCAACCTTCATCGGGTAAATGAGATGGTCCATCATTTTTCTCCACGTCTTCTCGCTTGCTGCGTTCAGGCTGATCACATCGGAAAATAGGACAAGGTAAATAAGACCAATAATCTATTCTCTTATAACATTCTTGATCCATTTTCATTATTCCACTAAATTCCGAAGGACATATAGAGCAAAAAACTCCTCGATCTGATTTATTAAGTATTCCATATCTGCCTTTCCAAATAATTAATACATCCAAATCGTTTGGGATTTCAATTTGTTCTCTATCTATCCATATCATAATCTTGCCCCTTGTTGTCCGTCTACATATTATGCAGCGAGGAGTTCCAAGTCAATCAGAGAAGATTTATACAGGTCAATCTATTTAACCTGTTCATTTATTATACAACCAGTCAATCTGTTACTTATAGACCATTTTCGTGACTTAACGAAAATGGCGGATAGGTCTTCTCAGCCTATCTCTCTATGTTTCCATAGAGTTCAGAGCACCGCATTCGCAATTTATATCTTTGTAATTTACACAACAAATATCACATAATTTACGATCTTCTCGCTTGCTACGTTCAGGCTGATCTAAGAACTCGCCTTTTAATTCAGCTATAAAGAAATCATTAATAAATTCTAAAATTAAACAATATTCTGTCGAATCGGGCCAATAGCCTTCTTTTAGAAATTTAATCATTTCTTGTCTTATTTCTTGCCCCTTGTTGTCCGTCAACATGTTTATATAATTCATAGATTCCTTTTCAAAATCTGAAATATTAATTTCAATCATGCAGCGAGGAGTTCCAAGTCAAGCGGATAGGTCTTCTCAACCTATGTTTCCATAGAGTTCAGAGCACCGCATTCGCAATTTATATCTTTGTAATTTACACAACAAATATCACATAATTTACGATCTTCTCGCTTGCTACGTTCAGGCTGATATGGAAGATGAACAAAAACTATCATTTCATGAATACATTTATATGTATCTTCGTGTTTATAGACTTTTTCATGTTCTGTACAATTACATTTCATATCTTGCCCCTTGTTGTCCGTCTACATATTATGCAGCGAGGAGTTCCAAGTCAATCAGAGAAGATTTTACTTCGGCACACATTCTACCGAAGAATGCCATTTGAGCATCAATGATGTCTCTTTGAGGCACTTGGGCAGGCGGATCAATACCACTGTTACCCAATTGTATAGTAGGAGGTGTCAATGCCCTTGGTCTCATGAAGCGGCAAGTAGTACCGCCATTGGCCGGCATTGAAACCTTATCACATACAATGATATTATTCATTGTGGGGGTTGGTACATATAACATTGCTGGTGCAAGTGACTGCAATATTAGAGGTCCGAGATTCCCCGAGGTCGTAATCGACATAAAACCATCCTGGTTTCGTGTGAAAACTATGACATGATGATCAGTTGACGAGCTTCCTTACGTCGTTCTCGATCATATCTTGATAAACATACATTACTTATAAAATAGAAATAAGCAAAGTACACTTATCGGATTAGAGTTTGCGAACACTCAATTACGCGACATCATTTAACGCATGAATACGTTTGCACAATACGCTTGTGCTTGCGTATTCTGACATATACTATTTATTATACTTTATGTCAAGAACAATTCACCTCTATTCATAAAACTTTATCAATTGCATACCAATATAGAGGTGTTGGAGAAATTAAATAAGGTGAATTTGAAGCTTGCCAAAGATATATTTTATCATTTGGTGTAATTGAAGCTCGATAACTTCCAACATAATATAACTTACCATCTGTCAGAAGTACTTCTTGACCTTCTTTTGGAAGATTTTTATTTTCATCATTTTTCGCTGTCCAATCGATTTTAATCCAGTCCATAACACTCCTTATTTCTTTTTTGAATGATGATGACCTTTGTTAGCAATCTTAGCCTTTATAGCTATTTTGCCGTGGCCTTTTTTCTCATGATGTTCATGATGCATTTCATGTTTATGTTCTTTCTTTTTGTGTTCCATGTTTAAACCCTCATTTTAGCTTTTAATTCTTGCATTTTTGCATAAGCATTTTTCTGACCCGATGGTGAAAAATCCCCTGACCCAGCATTGTAGGGTGCTGCCCCTATTCCTGAAGGCTGATAATATGGGCTCTTTCTATTAGCGTCAATTTTATCCTGTACAGATGGTTGTTTTTGCTCAGGTTTATCTAAACCTAATGCTTTAATATTGCTATAAACTAACTTTTGTCTTTCGAAGCCTTCTGGCATCTCCAATATGGTTTCGGCCAATCCTGGATTAGATTGAGCAAATCTTTCTGCATATTGTAAAACATCAAAGAAGTCGGGATTATTTCTCATCCACATATCTTTCTTCTGATTGTCAATTAATGAACGGGCCTTTTCCTCTGCCTTTTTATCAATTTTCTCTTCCATTCTTTTTTCAAAGGCAGTCATTTTCCTTTCAAATTTCTTATGATCTACATAAGGATCATTGTCATCTGATTCTTCTTCCTGGAGCTGTACACGCTGGCTTCTAATTTCATGAGTCATCCTCTCAGCTTCTTCACGTTTTGCACGCTCCTGAGCTAATTCTCGTTGATATTTAGCCTCAAGTTGGCGAAAATTATATTCTTTATCATTCGGTTTTTGTTCTTGCGTATTTACAGAATTATCTTGGGCGGGAATAGACATTCAACAAGCCTCCTTGCCTGGTTTAGATCTCACACATCCATGTGTGGTTATCAGACATTTAATTAAAAATTGAATTTTATATCAAGGATTGTGTTTAATAAAAAGTATGAATGACTATCAAATTATCAATGGCAAACCACATTTAGGCGTCTTTTTTGGACAATATCTTTATCTATCTGAAGATGCTTTTTATGGTGATGAGAACATGAATCCCATTCAAATTAAAGCAAAATCAGTTCTAAAAAATTATTCGCTAAGATTCTTAAAAAAAAATCTTCAACTTAGGCATGAACAATATATATTGAGACTTACTGATTCCGCTTTATTTAATCCTCTTTCTCAATATGGATCATTAGCATATAAATATATGATCTGGGGAAGAGCTTTTCAGGTTATGAGTTTGACTAAAAAAGGTGTAAAACGCTTTGAAAAGAAACTCATCAGTGGAAAAAGAAAATATGTACGAGTAGATAAAAATGGATATTAAGCCATATCGACAACTAAAATCTCCAAAAAGAAAGGGAACAATTAAGTTTATAACTATTAGAAACGCTATCAAAAAAATTTTAAAAAATAGAATTCAAAACGAGGATATCACGAATGAAGCTCAACTTTCTCGAAACCCATGACCGATTTCAACATTTTACCAAACAATCATTCGATATTTCAGAATGTTGTCAGGATCTAATCAATCAGAGGCCATTTGGGGAACATCCATTTTATATCTTTGCTCATGCTAGAACTGCTGACGATGGTGTGACAAAGCAATTAATATGGCAACCAAGATTGACACGTCCTCTTGCACAATCAAATTCAATGTTGTTTAAGGCATATCCTGGAACAGATTTGATAAAAGTAATTTGGATTATCCCAGCAAGAGAATTATGGGCTCAATTCGCAAAAGGTAAAATGTTACAAAATCAAACAATATGTGATAGCCTTCATTCTTTTTTATATAATCGGGATAAACTGAATGAAAAAGAACCAGATGACCTCTCAGATGACGCTTGTGATGCTATTTATAAACAAATTAGCCTAGCTGCTAAGCCTAGAATGGCCTTTTAATTTCTTCGGAAACATCCAGTTTTTTGCCTGTGGATTCCAAATTCTTTTATTTTTCTTCAAGCCAATGCCTTTGGAGGTGTCTTAAGTTGTTTAGGTGTATTTTGTATCATTCCCATTCCATCTCTCATTTTACCTAATTTGGCTCTTATACCAGTACCATAATGATCACCCATACCATATTTTGTATTTTGAGTATGAGCAAATCTATTTTTACCCGGCTTTTTTGGATATTGCCTATTTGGCTCACCTGCTTGCTGTGCTTGTGCCATAAATTATTTACCCTAAATATTGTTGGTATCTTTTGTTTCCTAATATCATAATCCATCATACCAACCCTTAATAGCCAAATCTAAGTCATATTCTCCTTGCCACCAATGCGAAATATGTCCACTTCCATCAGAATAACAAATATCCAATTGTTTATTATCCCAATTGTCATGTGTCTCAAATCCACTACCAATTCTTCGATATCCTGGAAATCGAGTAATTAATTTATTATTCTCTATTGGTTTTCTCTCAGAAAATCTAACCCATACCATAATTAAGCAGTTTCATCTACTTCCATTGTATGAACACTTTTTCTGTCTGTAGGAAGCGTAGGCGCTTTTTCTGAAGGATTGTTTTTATGTCCAACAGGCTGTCTATGCCCAATTCCAAAATGCGTACCTGCATTTACAAAACATGATGATCTCTGGTCATATTGCGGACATGTAAAATCCCATGGAGATCTCATACCATTTTGTGGTTTATCTCTGGGGTTTTGTTTCTTTATTTCTGTCGGGTCTTTAAATCCACTTTTCATAAAAATCCTTTAATTAAAAGGCAAATAGACTATCGTCTGGTGTCAATAGTCTATTGCCAACTGTTTCGCCGAAGAGGCTAAAACAATGTCTTATAAAATGGGACAATGTTAACGACTTGACTGATTCAATGATTAGGAGTAAGCAGCAAGAATCATTGTCCCAAAACTCTAGTTTCTGAATCCTGGCTTTGTTGCATGCCCTTTGGATTTCTTCACGCCCATCTCTTGCTGATGTTTAATTGTCTCGGTAGTATCTTCATAATGAGACAATTCCCCGCCGCTCATTGCAGAACTTTCCATTTTAACTTTATGGGGACCATCGGGAAATACTGAACCATGACTTGGCTTCCCTGCCCAATTAGAGTGATCATCAATCCTTTTTCCGCTCATAACAAACTCCTTTTTGTACGGTCTTTATTTAACATATATCATATTAACGCATTTGTGACATTCCAGAAGATTGACCCATACCAGCGGATTTCCCCATGATCTGATCTAAAAAGCGACTTCCCTCTGATATCTGTGTTGCTTTTAATCTTTCTTGATCCTCTTTTACATCTTCACGCGAATTAATTTCTTCAATATTTTGTATCCTAAGAGATGCTTCTAATTCACCATATTGGGTAATTACAGTCACAAGTTTCTCTAATGCTTCCATTTTGGCTTTTGTTGAAAGTGATTGATTTTTAGATATCTCGCTTAATCTCTCTTCCAGCAAACCAACATTAGCATCAAATCTGCCTGCTCTCTCTTTCGCCATTGCTATATTAGCTATAGCCTTAGACATCATCTCTTGCAATTTAGCCTGCTCAAATGCATGTTGAATATTTTGAGCTTCACTCTGCTGAACTTGCATTTGTTGTTCTTGTTCTTGCAATATTTTTTGTATCTCAGCTTTTCCAGTGATGTTTAACTTAGGAATGATCTGAGAAGGACTAAACACCTCTCTCTGAAATGCTGCATTAATATCCATCATCTGTTGAGCTTGCAGATTTTGTTGTGTGGGTGTTAAATCAGATTCTTCAACAATAGTCTGATAATTAGCAAATATCTTACTGTAAAAATAAGGTGATGGTTCCTCACCTATATACAAAGCCACTTTTTCCGCATTCCAATTATTCAATAAGACTTTAAGTAATCTATCACCCAACAGTTTATCTGCATAATCCCATTGATCAAAATACTTCTGAAACACCATCAAATTCGCAGCTTGCTTAAGCATCATCGTCAACGATGATATTTGTTTATCTTGCTGTCCTGCCCAATTTTCAATTTGTATTCCACTTGTTTCATACATTAAAGCTTTCATCTGTTCAGCTAATGCCAAATCGCTTTCGGGTACAGCTGAAGGTATTATTTTCTCAACATCTGTCATCTCATAACCTTCATTAATGATGACATCCCAACCTTGTCCTGATTTCTTTAGGTTATCTTCATTAGCCACAGCACCTGACTTTCTTTTCCATCCAGCATTAATTGTTGCTGCTGCTATGTCATTGTTTGTGATCACTTTATAATTGAACAAAAATTGAGGATCTCTCATGGTTCTTACTAAAGATCTACATCTTAAATCATAATAATTAATATGCGGTTCATAATTCCAAAAATAAGGGATAAATGGACATTCATCAAAACCTAACGGATTATCCCCCTGAAACATCAATTGATCATTTAATACAGTAGCAAGTTTCCATGTAGGTGTATCAACTTTTACAAGCTCTAAATCCGGTATATTATATAATAATCCTTCAACATCAGCGTCTCGGCCAATGCTAAAAAACATGTTCTTAGATCTACTGTAAAGCTTTTCTTTCTTAGTTTTCCATTTGTACCACACATATGACAATACCATAAGATCGTTACGAGCCATATTATAGTTTTCCGGAAGAAAATAAAATGAACCATAGCGCTGCGGTGTACCAGCCATTGGCATAATTTGTTCTAACTTATCAGGGAAACGGTCTTCTGCTTCTTTCTTGCTGATATATTCCTGACACCATACAAATTGACAGTCAGACATATCTGGAGATCTGAAATAGGGATCAACTAAAAATGAATTGTATTCCCATATTTTAAGCTTCACATCACCCTGAGCAGGATCTCTTGTATAATCTAAATAGGGTTGAGCAAGACACATTCCTGATATTGCAGATAATTCTTTTGCTTTTGATTTCTGTTCGTGAATACAGCCTTCATTAGCAACATGCGTTATCAATTTAGTATATTGATCAGTAGTCTGAGGATCTGCACCTTCACCCGGAACATATGAAAAATTCTTCCTGTGTTGTCTTTCATATCCAGTCACCATGTTCACCGGCTGTTGAATGATATTGAAATAATATTGCTGATAACTTGTAGTGGGACTAAAATTGAAATATCTGTTTACGAACGTCTGAGAGCCAGCATAAAACAAAGTATCAATATTAGATTGATTCCAGCGACTTTGTTCGATGGGCTGAAATTTAGAGTACAAATTATCAAGCCATTGCCTAACATTGCCTTGATTAGGCTCTAATGCATTATTCCAAGGGGGATAATAAAACGACACGAAAGCATCCTTGCTTTTGTTTAAAATGGACCAGGCTGGATTTTCACCAACATCGCTACGATTGGTTACGTAGAGCATTAATATTTATGCGGACAAGTCCTTATAAATTATAAGTTACCTTATAATTTGAATTATATCAATTATTCTTATGAAAATACACGGTGACACCTTAAATCCTCTTTCTGGGCTGCTGCTGAAACCTATTTACCATATAATCATTATTTGGAGGATCTTTATATGGTTTATATTCCTCAATCTTGTGAGTCTGTATAGCATATCTCAACGCATCTACAGCATGGTCACCTTTTTTAATAGGTTTATCCTCACCTTCTTTACTTTTCTTGTCATCCCATACATATGTCTGTATCTCCCTTATCAAATTGTGACAGTCCTTACACACTGTCAAATTGCCTTTACCCATTTCCGTTGTCATTGTGCTTATGCCATTAAATACATCGTTATCGGCCTCTATAACATGCATTCCACGCCTCTGAAGCTCAAGCTTCATTGACAAAGCAGAAGGATCAATGTAAAGCTGCTTTACAGCATACGGTTCAATGAACTCTTGTATGTCATCAGCAAACTCACTGTTAATCTTTTGACGACCTTTTTTCTTACAATCCCAGTAATATTCTTTCTCAACCCACCATCTTTTGCCAGTCTGATCAAGCTTACCGGTGTTAACACCGATTAGCACACAAGCAAATGCATTGCTAATTCCATAGTCAATACCGCATATCCAATATTCAGCTGCTTTAGGCGGCGATTTTGTCACATGTATATTAATATCAAAGAAATCAAATATTGCACCCTCGGCCAAGCACCAAATCCCGAGATAATTGCGCTTGTAAAATAATCCTGTTAGACTATTTTTAAGCCTCTCTTTGTAGTCCGGAGGCAAATAAGGATTGTCATCAATGCTAAATCCAAGTGCATAGTAATTAGGATTGTCATCTGTCGCACTATCAATCCATTGCTTTAACTTGTGTGTCGGCTGTTTTGGATTCATGCTTGCAAAACCAATTGAGTGAGGCAATCTCAAACGAGTATCAATCATATCGATGACATTCTCGGGATATAATGTCATCTCATCGCAATAAGCTATTGATATCGTTTTGCCCTGTATTCTGCCGATTGATCCTTCGTCTTTTGCGCCTATTACAGTTATAATCTTATCTTTAAAACGCAATTCGTTTTTGCCGGGAAACCAGGTGCAGAACGGTCTGAAGACGATAAATTCAGGTGTTTGCAATATAAGCTTGATACAGTTTTCGAAGACTGTTGTTGATGAGTGACCGAACATATATATTTGATTGTCGGGACATTCAGCAACAGATTGCAAGAAGCGAAATAACGTACCAACGGTTTTCCCGCTGGATACCGGCCCATGGGCTAAATTCCACCCTTTAATACTCTCAACTATAAATTGTCTTTGCTTTTTACTGAGCAGCTCTTGCATTATGACATCATGACAGATGGTAAAAAACCATTAACTAAGATAGAGATCATTGAAATTGTTCAGGAGATGGTCAATGTATATGAAAATCTGCCTTCTGAAGCACTCTTCGCGCCACTCACCCACCAAGACCATCATACGTTATTGCTCTTACTATTGTCTTTGCTTAAAGCAGATGTTGCTTGAGCTTGAGACATCACATTAAGCAGTAATTGAAGTTGCGCTTGTTGCTGGGGTGTTGCATTGATTAATGCTTCTTTATCAGCCTCAGCTTTTATCTTAGCATTAAATGAAGCATCTTCATTTTCTTGATCCATTAAATCTGGGAAATATATACGCTGCCAGCGTTGTGCGATACCTGGATTAATGCCTTCGCATTCAAGATATCTTTTACCAATTAGTGCCATTGCTTGCTCATAATAGGGTAAGAATTCAGCACACTTTTTATATAAGTCTTTAAAGTCTCTTCGGCTAATACCTTTTTCTAGAACATACCAATGAGATAAATGAGTAGGATTGTTTTGTGTAACCCATTTTATCATTTCCTCACCTAATTCAATCATTTCTGGGGGTGATGGGCTTATAGTTCTAGGTCTTACCATATGTTACTCATGTGCTTTTTTTGCTCTAGATTTTAGATTTTTGGAAGCGCTTTTTGCTTCTTTTTCTTCAATTTTATGATGTTTCAGCTTCTTTTTATCATGATGTTTTCGATCTGAAGCTTCTTCTTCTTTATAATGTTTAGCATCTTTAGAGAGTGCTTTAGATGCTTTTTCCATAATTTTCTTGTGAGACATATAAATCCAATATTTAAATTGATAAATTTGACTGTAAACAATTTCTTTTTTTATGAAAAGAATTGTTTTTTAATATGATATCATGCTATCATGATGTCATAACAAGTACGCGATTATGAGATACGTTACGAACGGTCTGCAAAAAGCTGGAAAATTAGAGATAAAAAAACAAAAACAAATAGAGGAAATCATATGTATATAGAAGATATTATAAAAATATTAAAAGAAAAACACAAAAATCAAGCGCTTTTTTATTATCGAGATACGATGTTTTATACAGATGATCAGTTTAAAGATTATTGTCAAATTGATCCTTTACCTTTTTTACGAAAAGAGGACTTTGAGTTAACTGAAAATATGACATCAATTTCAACTCATGTATATAGAGGAATTTATGTACAATATTTTCGTGTTTTTACAAAAGAAGAATACGAATTAGTCAAAAATCTGCCAGAATTTAATGCTAAGAAATCAGCTTATACTTATCCATTAAAAGAGGCGTTTTAATATGAATTATGACAATGATAAATTGAAAACAAAAAAGACTAAAGTGATTCCCCTCCGATTTTCGGAGGGTTTGCATACTGAAATGAAAATTTATGTCGCGAAAAATAAGACATCAATTCAACAACTAATTTTAAAGCTCATACAGCGAGAATTGAACGAACAGATATAGAGATTTGGGCTTATTTCTTTTTCTTGATATGAGCGCCAGATTTTCTCGCTTGATTTAGTGCTGCTGCAATCGCTTGAGATTTTTTATGTCCCGAAACTTCCATTTCTTTGATATTTTCACCAATAACTTTCTTGCTTTTACCATGTTTTAGAGGCATATATATTCCTTTAATTGAATTATCCGGAAATTCCGGATAGTTAATAATATTGATTTTCACAAGCCTATCATGTGAATTAGAAACGAAAAGGAAATGACAAGAGTGAAAAATAAAAATATCATCACCAAAAATTCTACCAATAAGTTCTTATCATTTAGTCGCATAGAAGATAAACCATGAGAAGTATACTTAAAAAAAACAAGATAAGGCCGAGTGCAATGATAGATGATTTCATGGTTTATCCTTTGTTATATCCTCAAATTTTTTCTTGATAATTCTAATTGCATGATTTAATAATTTTGTCGACAAAAGTTCTAAAAAATTGGAGAGTTTTAGGACCGTTCGAGCATAAAAATATATGATCATGTTTTGTCTCTATATAGATATTCCAAGAATATTTTATCGTACATATTCATCAATTCTGAAAGAATTGTTATTTTTATCACTTCATCCCTTCGAAAATCGGGATCAACGATCATTGAGATATTTTCTGATTCAATCAATTTATGATTCATATCTTCATAAAATTTCTGTATTTTGGCTATAAATTTGGGATCGTCTGACATAACTTACCATCTTTAACTTTTTTAGAAACTTTTTTAATTTTCTCATCATAAGTGATGCAAAATTCAGCAATAGATTTAGAAACAGCTTCAAGTGATGTTCCTGGATTGTCTAAAAGTATTTCCGACTCTAATAAGTTCCCAATTTTCTTAGCATCTTTTAAAAAAGATTGCATTTCATTTGGTGAAAAACATTCGAGAACTTTTATCCATTCGTCGCCGATTTCAAAAGTTGATTTTGGCATAATGAATATCTCCGTTTGAGGGGTTTCTGAATAAAGTTTTCTTGCATATAAATTTGTGATCACATAATCATCTTCCCAAAGTACATCATTACCACAATCTAAATAAAACTTCGCTAGATTATCGATGTCTGGTTTTTTGATATGATGTTCGAAATTCCATAAGAGTCTATTAACATTAGAGGACTTAGGAGGTAAAAAATAAAAAGTTAAAAAAACAACCAGAGCTTTTGATTGATATGTTTCTTCATATTGCTCGCGATCATTAAGTTTATAATGCATCAAACTTAATTTCATCTGTTGAGCTACCTGTTTTTTCTTTGCACTTTGCGGATCATAGGTTATCGCAAATTTCCCGCGCAAGGTGTGACGTGCACGCATTTTTGGAACCGGCTGACCGTCGATTATTATTCTCATCATACGCAACAGCTTTTATGTGATATGTTATTTCTTCTCAAGGGTGTTAAAGGTCTTTCAGGATTATCCATATATGTGTAGAATTTCTTCAGAAATTCAAACGGGTCTTGGCCATAAAAGTTCGCAAGATCAGTAATAAAACTAATATCGGGACCTCTATTTCCGTAAATTCCGTATTCTAAATATGCGACACGATGCCCGCTGCAATCGAGAAAACTCGCTACATGATCACGAGTAAAACCTAAAGTTTGACGAACAATTTTTAGATATTCAGGGAATGAATATTTGTCTTTGTCTTTGATGACTTGATTGAGTTTAACTCTATACAATTCTTGTTGATAGCTCATATGAACTCCTTTTCATATCTTTCTATGAATAAGTTAATTTTTTCTTCGAATTTAGGATCATCTAGATTTATCGTTATAGTTTGTCCGTTTTTAAGGTCCATTTTTACTTTATCTGCTAATATTAGATAGAATTTTGCTGGTACAGGTTTTAGCTTCATATAAGAAGTGTGCGTATTTCTATCTATAATGTCTTGTCTCTGCTTATCTTTAATTTTTGCATTATCTTCAATTGGAGCAATTTTAGATTCGGTCAGTATAGTGGTAGCATGTTTGAATAGATTCGATGGTGTAAGCGTCCTGGAGGCCCAAAAAGGATGGCTTTGAGATATTGATATCAATTCATGTATCTCTTCCCAGGTCCGATCAAGATGAAACTTCAAAAATTCAACGCACCACTTTTTCTGTTTATCAAGCGATAGTTTAAATTTGGGATCTTTCTGTTTGATTTTCGAGAGAAAAAAAGACACACACTCAGAAGCGAATTTTTCATCTTCGGTTGTTTCACAATTTGAGAGGGTCGGGTGTGTATCTTCTTTAGGTTCTTTCTTAGGTTCTTTATATGTATGCGCTCTAGGTTCAGTTTGCCCTTTTGGCATATCCAGTTTGCCCTTTTGGCATATCCAGTTTGCCCTTTTGGACAAACTAGAATCATTTTTTGAAAATGTCTGAAAAATCTCTAGAACAGCATCATCTATAATGCGAAAATGTCGGGTGGCGGGAATACCAAAGACCACGACTTCTATTAAGCCTAGTCTTTTCAAATTGTTGATGGCCGTTCTCATTTCTTTGTCGGTCAAACCTGTTCTTTCCGTAATTTTTACATGGGAAGCATAAATCCATCCGTCGCCGTATCTCTCATTAGAAATAAGATTATCTAAATTATAACTGCGAATTTCGATCAATTCTGAAAGCAATACAGCTTCAATGCAGCCTATTTTTCTGGCTAGGATTCTGTTATAAGTTCCATAATTTCTTTGATTAAGAAAATGTAGTGGATCGAAATTATTCGTTTGATGTAAATTGGACGATGAAGTACTATGATACATGTCTAAGTCCTTTCTTTAGCCCCGAATCTTACGGGGCTATTTTTTTTTCTGATGTTTTTTGATATATTCGAGATGATAACAGCCATACAGCCCTTTATCAAAATTTGACAATTTATTTTTTTAGAAAAAAGTTCGTGGAAAATTTCTTGTGGGAAATAGTTTGAAGGGTTATGTTTGGTGTATGAGGTCATTATAAGATTCCTTTGAGAGGTCATTATAAGATTCTTTTGCTAGGTTTTTATAAGATTCTTTTGCTAGGTTTTTATAAGATTCTTTTGCTAGGTTTTTATAAGATTCTTTTGCTAGGTTTTTATAGATCTTTTAGAGATTGTCATTGATCTCGCTCTTTGGGGATAAGAAGAGTTGGTTCTCCCCTCTTATCCCCGCCTTTTTGTTATTCGTTCATTAGTCACAACATAATCGTTCGGTTAATTAGAGACAATATCTTTTTTGACATCTATTTGTTTTTGTGATAAAGTTCTCAACCGTCTTTTCAATGGCAATTGACAATGAGGGCAAATTTTGTTTGGGGGCGGTTTTATTTTAACTTCTCCATTTGTGAATTCTTTGATTTTATCACATAATGAAGGTCTAGCCATACATTTGCCTTGCATAATTTTATGTAAAGTCTGATAATGACAACCAATCTTGCTAGCAAACCATCTGATACTTCGTTGTTCTCGTATTAAATATTCTTTTAAATCCATAAACACCTCTTTTTCAGCCGTATATTACATTGAAGTGTTTTTTTAAGGCAATGTGTATTTTGTCACAAACACAAACAGTCGTGTTGACAAAAAATATCACCATGTGTTATATTTTGTTCATATCAAGTACGTGATTAACGCCCAGGGCTACGAGCGGGGTTGCTAAAACAGGAAAGATATAACAAATAAACACAATTTAAGGAGAACCAAAACATGAACATTTACGTTAATCCACCAAATCAATGCGAGCTTTGCAAATCAAAAGTCATAAGCCGTTTTATAGATGCAAAAACAATAATGGGAACTTGGGCCAACATGTGTATCAATTGCTATGCAACTTATGGGACATTTGAGCCTGAATACACAAACGAATATGTAAAAACCGATCAAGGATTCGAATGTACAAAGTCAGGGAGGATTTGAACATGCAATATGACCTATGGAAAACAGGATATTACGAAGATATTTATGATGATGCAAAGCCAATATGCTATGAATGCAGAGAAAAAGAACAGACATTTGATCAAGCACAAGACTTTTTGGAAGAGATTGTAAAGCAGCTTTACATTGCTAAATCATTTGACAAAGAACATTTTGAATTTGCGTTGCAGGAATTATGTCACTTACTTAAAGTGGCTTTACCAGATAAAGACTTAAATGTGCTACCAAAACCAACCAAAATCTATCAAATTGGTAATTGGATTGAAGCAAACAATATATTTTTGAAAAATCTAACAAAATAAGGAGAAAAACAATGAGTTTTTTACCAGAAAATTATGAATCACCAAGCACCTCAAACTTTTATATGAAAATACAGGATGGAGAAAATAGAATTCGAATTCTTAGCCGCCCGATAATAGGATGGGAGGATTGGCAGGAAAAAAAACCAATACGTTTTAAAATGGAAGAAAAACCTGCAAAATCTTTCGACCCTCAAAAACCAGTTCGTCATTTCTGGGCGTTTTTGGTTTACAATTATAATGATTTGAGAATTCAGATATTGCAAATCACCCAGGCAACGATAAGATCTTCTATAGAAGGTTTGAGCAAAGATAAGGATTGGGGCGCTCCATATGAATATGATCTAAAGATTCTTCGGTCAGGGGAAGGAAAAGAAACTAAATACATAGTTAATCCTGTGCCTCATAAACCAATGGATGCATCTATTATAGACCTGTTTTACGAACATCCATGCAATCTAGAGGCATTATTTACAAATGAAGACCCTTTTGCCCCACACTGGGAAAAATATAGCAAATTAGGCATACATGATAAAGATGAGCCCAAACTTACAGACATATCGAATAAGGGAAACCCTATTAATTTGACTATATCTCAAGACCAATCCAATGAATTGATTAGGATTCTAAGTACATGTGACGACGAATATGTTAAAACACTTTGGGATTCGCTCAAAAAGCAAAATATAACATCCGTTTCACAAATACCGCGCAATCTTTTCAACAGAATAAAAAAGGCTGCTATCAACAATCAGAAAAGAGGTGAAAATCACATCGATAACCTATTCCCGATAAATTCAAGTGATCAATTGGCTTTGGTGTAATGAGACAATCTGAATTTATCATTAAGATTGTAGAAGAAAAATATTCTGAATGGTTGGAAATGGCTGGGGAGCAATCCCCTGCCTGTAAAGCAGATTTCCTGGCAGATATATTAGCGTGTCTGTTAGGTAAGGAAATAGAGAAGAATGTACATTATAGACAACTTTTAAAAAAAAGAGAGGAACCACTATGACAGCAAAAATACACCGTTTTGAACTCGATGAAATGACAGAACAGGAAAGAGAGTTTTACAATCTGTATAAAACAGACGTTAGCAAAAACTTGACACACGAACGATTTGAGATTATAACTGATGAGGAAGCTCTACAAGCAGCACAATCATATAAGAACATACAATATCTTATCAAAGAACAAGAAAGATTGAGGCAGATTTTGATTAAGAAAGCTAATGGGAAAAATTGTATGATTGGAGACTTGACAATAGAAAAAAGATCCAGGCAAGGAGCTATCGATTATAAGTCAATTCCTGAACTGTTTTTTATAGATTTAGAAAAATATAGGAAAGATTCGTTTGAATATTATGAAATAAGATAAAAAAAATGGCCGAGTAAGAATGCAAAATTACTCGGCCACCAACCAAATTTACTTCTCAATGGAGATTGAGTGATGATCATAGTAATAATTATTATTTGTAAAAATGTCAAGAGGATTTATCCATGATCCAGCAATTGACATTTTGGAACGAAACACCGCAAGAAAAAATAGAAAAGCGTATGACAGCTTTGGAAGAGCGAGTCAATAAAACCATACGTAGTCAGTACGCCAAAATTGGCCAGTTAACAAAACAATGTCTTGACTATGAGAATGAACTTGAAATTCTCAAATCTGCATTGGTTCGTTGTGGTCTTAGAGTGACTGTAAGAGGGGATACATCGTTTTATATGATTGAATCGAAAAATGAAATATCGATTTAAGATTGTTTATCAGACAAAAAATCTAAAAAAAATCTGTGATTTTATGAAAAAATGTGATTTAGATATAGGAATTTTATGTTTTGAAGAAATTTACATGTTTGATGGTAAAGATGACATTTCAATTTCACTCATCAAAGAAACATTTAAGAAAGGTTTTCATTTATGTGATTGTCAAATAATACATATAGAAGGAGGAAAAGTAGAATAATGTCAGGTGAATGCGAAAACTGTTGTGAGTACACCTTGGACTATATGTTTGGTAAAAAACACAAATACAAAATAATAAAAAAGGAACACAAGTGGACAAAAGAACACAAACTTAAATTTTGTGGTGATGGAGAGTGGGTAGATGAAGAAGATATGATATTAATTGAATATTTGGGTTATGAAGCTAAGATTAATAGAGCCTTCATAAAAGAACCATTTTCAGAGGAAGAAGCTTGGTTCGGAGGACATGTTTGTGGTTACGTAAAAATTCCTGAAAATCATCCTTATTTTAAAAAAGAAAATATAGATTTAGAATGTCATGGTGGAATCACTTTTTATGATGAGAAAGTCAATGGAGATTATTGGATAGGATTTGATTGTGCCCATGAACGTGATTATGTTCCTACAATCGAGTTTTTTATAAAGAATAATAAAGAATTTTCCTCATGGAGAAAAAAAATTGCTCTTCCTGAAGGATATGAGAAGTTTTCTATATTTAATCCACAATATAGGAATGTCCAATACTGCATAGATCAATGCGTGGAAATGATAAATCAGCTAATAAAAATAAAAGATGAAATAAACGTTGAAATTGAATTACCTAAAGATATTTCTTGTCCCTAAAACTCGTAGAGAGGTGTTTTTTTGCAACATAACGTATATTATCGGACTGTAAAGGAAAAGAAAATGGAAAATCCAAATGAAATTTGCAATGCCTTATAACACAAGTTTAGAAATAAGACCTTCTTTACCCTTAACATATGATGAAGAAGAGGAAATAGGCATAGATGAAGAAAGAGAAGATTTAGTGTGGAATGTCTACTGGGGTGATAAAATGCTGCCTTGGAGTTCTAAAACAAGAAATCAAGCATATACTATAGCATTAGGCTGTCAATGGGGCGCACATGAGATGAAATTGTTATAATGATAAAAACAGCAAAAATGTATTTGAAAAAGCATGGGAAAATATCCATACCATTTCTTCAAGCAAAACTTAATCTATCTTATGAAGGTGCTAAAACGCTTTATGAGCAAGTTACGAAAAAAAACATTAACAAAAACCCATGAATGCTGTTCCTGCGGATTAAAACATCAGAAAGTAGAATGTCAAGGAATGTGGTATTGCCCGAATGCTTTATGTAGCGGTCCTGGAGGAGCATGGTTTAGGAAAACTTTAAAAAGTTATAGAGATATTTTAAATTCCAGGCATACTGTCGATCCATATGAATTAAAGAAAAAAGGTGAAAAATACAACAAAAAAAATGAGATCAAAATCAAATGAAAATAGAATGTACCAAATCTGAATGGGAGTTATTACAAATCTTTTTGATACACGGTGAATTCAAAACAACAACCCGTTATTAATACCCAGATTTTTTATGTGAAACCTCTGATTATGACGACACTATATTTCTTTCAATCACAGGTAAATTTATAGACGAGGAAATTAAGGAGAAAAATAAATGACAAAACAAAAAACAGATAAATCTACACTAAAGGAAAAACAAATGATTAATAAATTTGAAGAATATTACAAAGACAATGATGAACGAAGTAAACAATTTTCTATGTATGTTCATATGAATTTTAGATTAATCTTAACTAAGATGCTTTCTGAGATGAGAAGAAAACTAGATATAGTGCCTGATCTAGAAAGTACAGAAGGATATATATCTTTAATGGTGACATTGCAGGTTCGTCTTTTCAATGAAATGATATATAGTTTGTGTGAAACTTTTCAGTCAACTCATATTAAGGCAAAACTTGTTATCCCTGAAATGACGATAAAATTGTTTAATGATCTTTTAGAGGATAAAATTTATTTAATTCAAGAAGATTCTGAAGTCAGATTCATAGATCAGGACACATTTAATAAATATTATTTAGAAAATATTGATCAACTCAGAAAAAACCAATATTATCTACCAAAATAATAAAAAAAATGGGAAAAGAATGAAAAATACTAAATATTCACTCACAGGAAAATTTGTAGATGAAGATAAATTTGAGGAAAAAAACAAATGAAACATATTTTAGTTGTATTGATTGCATTTATTCTTGTTGGATGTTCACGCCATAAATATGCGTACCAAGAGTCTTGTGATGTTGTTATGACGTCATCAGATTTAATTAATCAAAGTTCTAGCCCTGGAATGAATTTTTCAAAAGGGAAAAAACAAGAAAAAATTCCGTAAATATGGAGGAGAATGACAAAAAAAAATACAGAGATACATCAAACTTCACCTGAATTGTTGAAGCATTTTAAGGGCCTTCTTGTTCTTAAAGAAGATATTAGGCTTGAAATTGGAAAATATGAAGATTTTCCAAGAGTTAGTGGCTTATTAGTAAAGCTATATGAAAAATTAGATGCACTTATCAAACAGGAGTAAACATAATGAAAACCCTTCTTATTATATTGACAGTCTTATCCTGCGTTACAGTCAATCTTACAACTGAAACATATACCATTGATGGAAATGGATGTGTAAAATGAGAATGCCTTACCAAACCAAGATATTAATGGAGAAAAATAAATGAAACCAATTTTAACAGTACTGGCGGCCATCTTTCTTTTTGGATGTTCAGGAACGCATCATTCAAACTCACGGTCATTTCAGGCACACTCAGCACATGCCTTTAATTATGATGGTTCTGCATATGTAGAATCATGTCAGGTTGTTTTGCTTGCAAGAGAATTAACAGATAAAGAGATTGAAGATGCCCTAAATGGCCCAGGAAGTGGTTTTCATGATTCCAAAGAGGCTGCTGAAAATTCAGATAAATATGTATTGGATTATTACGAAATGGATGATGGAACCATTATTATAATTGACAATGAAATCCACATAATATCATGATACGTATATTGTTTTTGGCATGCATTTCACTCTTTTCATATCCTCAGTATGATCTGCATGCCGTTTTTGAAGAAAACGAAGATATTTATTATGCACATAAAGAGAAAGAAAATGATTTTACGTATGTGATTGTTGGTTATACTTGTATCACGCACCCTGTGGAATTACAAGCCTTCATGATTATGCACACAAAAAAGGTAAAATTTAATGTATATGTATTGGATTATTGGGATGTAGAATTTCAAAATCTCACTGCCTATGTTATAGTAAAAAAATTCAAACCTGTACCATTAGAAGCAGCTAAAATGATATTTTTATATGATTTCACTAATGATAATTATGGGTTTTAGCCTACACGGGCGGCTGATAGCCGCCCGAATCCTTTGAGAGTTACACTAAACAATTTTTGATTCAATTGTTGCTTTAGATAATCCAGTAATATCCATATGCTCCTTCATCTTAATTTCATAAGAAGGAGTATCTTTGAGTTGTTTGAAGGATTGGATCATATCAGGATGCATATAAACATCATCTTTAGCAATTTTAGATTTTACAACTGAAACTGATATATTTGACCTGTGAGACTGGATCGGTACATATATAGAGGGTTGGTACTGTGGTGTCACTTTTACGCGATTGTATTCAACGTGGTTGATTGGATGAAGTTGTCCCTCAGTATATATACATTCAATCTGGCGAATACAGTTATCATCAAATTCAAATGAGACTAACTTGTCGGGATACATTTTTTTAAAGAATTCTTGTGCTTCGAAAAAGTTCATTTTATCTCCTAGATCTCATGTGTAAAATTGTAAGAAAAATTAAATGCCGCATTAGCCATCAATAAATTTGAAGCTATACCAGCTGTTCCGTTACCAATGATCAAAGATGTAGTTGTATTAAGTTGTGGATTAAATTGTAACATTGTTGCAGATGCTGGCCAAGTCCATCCCGCAGCATTTCCATTAGCAGTTGCTCCAGGACATCCCCCATTCGTCTGATTTTTAATTGTGAAAGGCAACCCTCCAAATGTTGCACCACCCGTACCCGTTGCTCCAGTTCCAATAAGTTGACCTTGTACTATAGCACAAGTTCCTATCCTACGATAATAACCGTTTTGACTTGAATATGTCGTTGTACCTGCTGTTGACGCTCCAATTACTGTGGGTGTAAAAGTTCCCTCTACATAAGCACTCATTAAATTAGTGCCTCCATCAAAAGAAATACCGCCTATATCGAGTTGACCCACTGTTTGTGTAGATGTATTTATTTTATAACTTGAACTTGTAAAGGAAATACCAGAATTTACTAACGTACCAGCCCCTGTAATTGCATTGGTATTAGAGCTAGAAACAGCACAATTAGACATTGACAATGTTGATCCGATCGAGATCGCAGATGATGAACCGCCGGAAATCGAACTATTATATACAATTGAATTTGTAGCACTGCCTCCATGTGTTATCATAGTTGCATTTGCAGCCGAAGGTGCTAAAATACAATTTTGTATCTGTAGAACAGCCGTTGATGTTGTTGTGACAGGTACAGTAATTTTACTGAACATAATCGTAATAATGCCGGCAGATGCTGAACTCGCTGTCGTTGATAATCCAGTGTTTTCTAAATCACAATTTTCAAAAACAATTCCGACAGCTCCGGTATTCACGAAATAAGTGATACCTGTTGTTCCAATATTTCCTGTGGAATTATAAACATTCACACCCGATGATGCACCCGATGTTGTGTATGATATACCAGTATTATTTAAACAATTTAAATTGCAGTTTATAAAATCTACAACAGAGTTTGCAGAACCTGAAACCACAAGAAAAAAATCTGAATTTGTAATAAGTTGTATGTTAGATATTGTGACAACTCCGGCAGCTGTCATTGTAAGTTTTCCAGTAATACTGACATTAGGTGTTCCTATTCCTGCACCGGAATAACCCATGATATTGACACCAGGTGTCAGAGTGACATTCTCAGTTACAGAAGTCTGTATCAAGATTGTATCTCCGGAAGATGCTGAAGTCATGGCACTAGCTAAGGTTGTGTGGGTACCCTTTGTAGCATTGCTATTGACTATCCATGTAGCAGCTGTAAAAGTGTTGGTAGATAATATTTGTTGTGCCATGCTATCTCCTAAGTTACAGTCCAGTTTCCTACAAATGATTTGGCTCGCCAGACTGTAGAAGCCCCAGCAGTAATACAAATAAATGTCGCACAATCGCCCACATTGGTTCCAGCAACAGAACCAGTGATTCCAACCGTGCTAGAAGCAGATGCCATTAATATTTGTTGATTAGCATTTTGAGCAATTGTTGTAATGCCAAGCTTGCCGACAATGATAAATGTATCGCCTAAAGCTGCTGTGGCTGGCAATGTATATGTTACGTTTGTATGATCGGTAACATATCCTGTTTGAATAGCAATTGTTTGTGTGGCAGTTGTAACATCAACCCAAGCAAAACCACCTGATACAATTGATGTAAATCCATTAGAATCTACAGAGAAATTGGAGCTATTGAAATGGCAAATTCCATTTTTGGTAACTAGAGAAGAGGCATTTGTTGTACTAATTTGAAGCAAAACTGCCAGGGTATTGGCAGCAGAACTGTTAATATCAACAACCTTCGTTCCAAAAGAACCTGTAACATATTGACCGCCAGTTATTGTTATAGCCCCTGAACCATTAGCTAAAACAGGATTTGTACCTGCGCCCGATGCAGAATCAACGTTAACAGAACTTATTCCTGTATTACCGCCAATCAAAGCAATAGTAGTATTACCAGCAACACCACTGGCATTAGTTAGAGTGATCCCAGCACCAGCCTGAAAAGTCCGACCTGAAAATGTAGCAGTGCCATCGAATGCAACATAACCCGATTGCGAAATATTTAAATCATTGCCTGTGCCCATCTAAATCCTATGTTACAGTCCAAGAGCCCATTGATGAAATAGTGTGCCAGGTTAAATCACTTGGTTTAAAGACTAATTCCAACAAAGCTCCTTGAGTGTTACTTGCAGCTGTACCACCGGCTGCTGAAATAAGAGAACCTACTTGTATCATTTCACCCGTGTTCGCTTGAATAGTTACTGTTGATGCTGTATCTACGAAAAAGATGATAGAATTTCCAATCACAAGACCACCGGAAGCTGGCAATGAAGCTGTCAACAATGCATTACAGAAATATCCATTTTGAACCATAGCGTTAAAATTTATATTTTTCTCTGACCAAGCGAAACCATCATTTTTCACAGTAACAACAATTGTATTTCCTGATCCCGATGTTGTTGCTCCAGTACCCCCATTGACATTAAGAATATTTGCCGCTGGCACAGCTGTGCCAGAATCAGTTACATAGCTAGTTGCAACAGTAGGAGGAACCGGACCAGATGAAGTACTTAAGATGCCTGCTTGGCTCATATAATGTATTGCACCACTAAATAAATAAGACCGGTTCCAGCAGTTCCTTTGACATAAATTTGTGTGCCAGCTGGCAATGATTGTCCAGCCGGAGGAACTGAACCTTGCGTTTCATCATAAAGCCAATATGAATTACCAGGAGCGACATCATAATCATTCACCCCATCATTTGAAATTGTCACGAGAGAAGTGGAATTATTTACCATTTTGACTTTATAAGCTGGATTAACAAGAGGTGTCCCAAGAGCTTGATAACTACCTGTTAATGTCGCTGAGTCAATACTTCTTAAAGTTTCCCACGCTATTCTTTGGCCGAATCCCATTTTATTCCTTTGGCAGATCCTCTTTTGAAACTTCTGTCGATGATGTTTCTACAGAAAGTTTTTCAGATTCTTTTTGTTTTGCTTCATCTTCAAGTTGACCTAAATATTTAAGAAATTGAAATGCCATTTCCTTAGCAACTTGTACAGGCGTATCATACTCTAAAAGAAAATCACCCTTTTTTCCTTCGATAAGATATTCGAATTTTAAAACTTGTTTTATCATGGTTCTCCTTATGAAATTACCCAAAATGTGATAAGAACGTTATCACCTGCACCTAAAGCACCAGAACCATTGTTCTTAGTGTTCACGATAAATTGACCAGCAGATTGTGTTATTCCTACCAGACTCATTTGTGCATTATTTGTAGATGCATTTAGGTTTTGAACAGTAACAATTATTCCTGAAGTTGTAAGAACAGTACTGTTCGAAACTGTAAATGCCTGTGTTCCTGCTGCTGCTGTTGAAAATCCCGTAAAGGTTGCAACACCAACCCGATTGTTCATAGTTACGCTTGCAGTCGGTGATGCGGTTGAAGAAGTTGCTGGAACCATCTGAACATTACCAGCAGCACTTAATTTAAGACCTGTAGCGCCGGTCCCTGCTTGCAGAGTAAGAGCCGATGTTGAGTTTGTGCTACCAACTGATATAGTATTAACAGAGGCTGCATTGCCCATAGTAATTGTGTTAGTTCCTGCACCGTCACAAATATGAAGAATATTGCCTCCTGTTCCAGTAGATATATTGGTCGTATTAACACCATTACCAATA